TGCCTGGGACGCTGCCTGGGACGCTGCCTGGGACGCTGCCAGGGACGCTGCCAGGGACGCTGCCAGGGACGCTGCCAGGGACGCTGCCAGGGACGCTGCCTGGGACGCTGCCTGGGACGCTGCCTGGGACGCTGCCAGGGACGCTGCCTGGGACGCTGCCTGGGCAAGCAATGAGATACAGGGCGCTGCCATTCTTGAGCGCGATGGACGCGAGCCATACTTCCTAAAGTTCTTCGGGATTGATACCTGGGAGATGCTGCGGCAGTTGGGTTAGTTTTCGTACCCCTTATAGGTGAGGGGGCCAGCCAGAAAGGTAATACAGAGGAAGAGCATGGGCACAGATATTAACGAAGCGAAGTTTGGAATTCCTCCAGCACCGGAGGCCATTGTTTGGTGTCTACCTGCGAATAATGGCCGCTCCGCTGAAGAAGTATTCGACGACGAGCTAGCTGTCGCCTATCTGTTGATGCACGGCGTCCTGTTCGTTAACTCGGCGTGGTGGGAGAAAGAATGGCCCGAGAAGGCCCGTAGCATCGTGCACCTGTTCTGCAACTGCAACGATGTATTTGCGTGGGGGTGCTCCGACGCGGAGCCGGTGGAGATGGATGATATACGCGCCATCTATGAGCATTACCGAAAAGATCGGTGCTGGGGGACTGCTGTATGGGCGTGCAAGAAGCGTAATCAAATGCCCCAGAAGCCCGTGGCTGAAGCTATCAGGAAACAGGGAGTATGGCATTTAGATGACCTGGGGCTGAAGCTATCAGGAAACAGGGAGTATGGCATTTAGATGACCTGGGGCTAGGGCCAAATTGATTGGGATTGATCCAGCGGGGTTGGTTTGGGGTAGCTAGGAGCGGGATGCTGGAGATTGTGCCGTGCAATATCGACGAAGCGAATGCGTTCATAGAGCGCGTGCATCGTCATCACGGCACACTCCCCGGCGCAAAGTTCGCAGTTGCTGTAGCCGCAGATGACGCGGTTGTAGGCGTTGCTTTGGTGGGCCGTCCAGTCTCGCGAATGAGGGATGACGGGTTCACAGCAGAGGTCACGCGGCTGGCGACAGATGGAACAAAGAATGCATGCTCCATGCTCTACGCGGCGGCGTGGCGCGCAGCTCGGGCGATGGGCTATCGACGGATGGGGACGTACATCCTGGATTCGGAGCCGGGGACGAGTCTTACGGCAGCGGGCTGGCGATTGGTAGGGCAGGCTGGCGGCGGCTCATGGTCGAGGGAATCTAGGCCGCGCGTGGATAAGGCACCAACGCAAGGAAAGCTGCTGTACGAAGTGGGTGTGTAGCTAGGAGCGGAGGAGACGAGAATGCCGGAACATTTTACGAGAAATACGGTCATGGCATCGGTCTGGTGCTCGAAATGTGGCAAGCCGACGATGCACCGCATAGATGGCGTCAAGCGGGGTCCGTGCATGGCCTGTATGGAGACACCTACGGCCCCGACGCAGCCAAAGCCTATTGAGGTGGAGCAGGGTTCGCTGTTTAACGATGCGCTGGCTAGAGATCGGCGCGGGGATTGAGCGGAGGAGACGAGATGGCAGACGAGAAGCTAAACGCGATATTCGATAAGTGGGACGAGGCATTCCAGGGGCTTGCAGACGGTCCCGAGCCCTCTTTCACGCCCAACGGACCAACGAAAATTACCGTCAATGACACGGTGACTCTGCGGCAGCTTGGTGATTGCCCTTATGCGTATACGAGCGATCCTGTTGCGTCCGTGGAGCCCGAGGGAGCGACACAGCCAGCCAGAGTGCGGGAGATAGCAGAGCAGGTAGCGAAGCCGTGCGCCGATCACTTCTACAACCCAGAGACGGGTTATGTGGAGTGCAAGGATTGCGAAAACAGGTCACGGGCGGGGGACGCACCCCAGATACCGCCCCCACCGATACCAGCAGACCTGAAGGATGTGTACGAGCGGCTACTTCCGGGCGCAACAGGGATCGGTTCGCTTAGCGCGAAGTCCTTCATCGAACGCATCGGACGCGCGGAGGCCGCCCTAGCAGCCGAACGGAGCAACCCCATGCATCTGCTGGGCGCGATTCTAGACTGCGTAGACTCTGCCTCCAATGACGACCCTCGCGGCGAAATCCGCGAATATGTGGCGGGGCTACAAAACGAGATGCTCTCGGCGTCCCTCCCGCAAGGCGAACCGCGCTGCTGCGATGAGTGGCCAGAGTGCGTACACATGTTCAGGTGGCACGAGCACCTACAAGCCAAGGTCTCAAATGAGCGGTTGGCACAAATACTCGCAGCGGGAACGCTTTGGTGCGGAGACAAGGAGTCGCAGCCAATGGCTGAAGAATTGCTAAAGCTGCGGGCCGCCCTAGCAGCCGAACGAGACCGGACGCAGAAGCTGGAGAATGCGCTGACTCGGATCGTCGGCATTCCGCACAAGCTGGATGGAGGCGACTGGGATGAAATCGAGGAAGCGCAGAAGATTGCTCTAGGTGCTCTCTCCCATCCCACTCAGGCCGCCCTAGCAGCCGAACGCCAGCGGACGCTGGACGAGGTGCTGAAAGCAGTGGAGGGGAATCTACTGGATAAATCGAAACCGAGCCTATTGGCGGGTACGCCAGTCGGAAATACTTGGGATGCAGCGGTAGGTGCGTGCTTGATAACAGTCCGCGCCATGTCCCGTCCTGCATCCACAGGGGAGCCGCAATGAGGATGGTCTGCCAATTCTCCTGCGGAGCAGCCTCGGCAGTTGCAACGAAGCTGATTCTTGCTGAATGCCCATCCGAGGATGTGGTGATTGCGAATGCGTTCCTCGTCGAGGAGCACGAAGATAATCGCCGGTTTCTGGCCGACTGCGAAAAGTGGTTTATGCACCCGATAATTGTCGTGCGAGACGAAAAGTATGGTGCTTCAACTGATGCTATTTGGAAGCGAAAGCGATTCATGGTCGGCCATCGCAACGCGCCGTGCTCTGCCGAGCTAAAGAGGAAGGTGCTGGGCCAGCTTAAACAGCCCGGCGACGTAATCGTGCTTGGATTTACCCGCGAAGAGGTGGATCGCTTCGATTCGCTATGTGACCGGTTTCCTGAGGAAACATTTATGGCACCCCTCATTGAGCGCGGCCTCGGCAAGGATGACTGTCTAGCCATCATTGAACGCGCCGGCATCGAACTGCCGCTGATGTACCGGCTGGGCTACGACAACGCCAACTGCATCGGGTGTCCAAAGGGCGGGCAGGCGTATTGGCAAAACATTCGCGAGGACTTCCCGGAACGGTTCGCCACGGTCATGGAGATACAGGAAAGCATCGGTCCCGGCGCTAATTTCCTACGCTTCAGAAGTGGCGATCGAAAGGAGGAGCGCATGTCGCTCAGAGAATTGCCGCCTGGACGAGGTGATATGACCGCAGAGCCCAGCTTCTCGTGCTCATTCTTCTGCGTGCTGGCCGAGCAGGAAATCAGCGCTGCATCCACAGGGGAGGAGACACGCAATGGCATATGAATATGTGAAGCAGGCTTATGGCGTTAATCCAGAAGTAGGTATGCGCGTGACTACGGAAGACGGAAAGAAGAGCGGTGTCGTCGTCGGAAAGCGCAGCTATGACCACTACGTCCACGTGAGGTTCGATGGCGTCAAGTTCGACGTACCATGCCACCCGCTCGGCCTGATATATCCACCCGAGGAGACACGCAATGGCTGAGCGGACACGCAAGAAGCTGACGACAGAGGATGAGGCGTTTATTCAAGGCTTCGCCTGCGCTGTATCCATCTTAGAGAAGGGCTGGCGGGAGACGGGACTGGCGAAGATGGTATTCCAAGAAGGCGGCTACACCCTCGCAGATTTGAAGCGCGCCCACGTGGACCAATACGACCTCGATATTGCACGCAGAATATTCAGGAAGGGATAGCGTCATGGCTGAGCAGACAGAGACGTGCGTGCATTGCGGACACGAGAAGTACCGGCACACGAATAAGGGGAGTTCGCGCCGTGGAGAAGGCGGCCCCTGCTACAAGTGGGACGACGTGAATGCAATATTCTGCCCCTGCGCTTACTTCGACCCCGCGCCTGCTCCGGCCTCTACCACACCGAAATGCGTCCATTGCGAAGGCGTAGCAGACGACTCCCCGTGTCCAGAGCGCAGCAATCAACTCACGCCGCTGCCCCATGTCCCGGCCTCTACCACACCAGCACCGCCAGAGCGGGAACAGGAGGCAGCCGAGCGCGTTATCAGTGCGATGCTGGCAATCCCGGCCTCTATGGAGCCGCTTGAACTAGCAGAGGCAGCCGCTCATTGTCTCGCACTCGATTTGCTGGCAGCGGAGGCGCGTGTAGCCGAGCTAGAGGGAGCGCTGCGGGTGGCCGACGACGAGGTTAGCTACGTTGCGGGGGAACTGCGAGGCCTGATGGCTAACCTATGCGGCAAATGGAGAAATAAGTGTGGAGAGTGGATCGTTCGGGAGTTGTCCGTATCCCGGCCAGCACAGAATGGGGAGGACGCACAGAATGGATGAACAGATACAGTTGCGACGCAAGCTTTACGAGGTAGTAGTCCTTGTCCGCGAATATGATGGCGACACTAAAGACGTTGTGCAGACGGGGAACATCTTCAAGTCGTCAAGCATGGCCCACGTAGCACACGACAGGGCGATGGCGGCGATTAGAGAGGTCTACCAGAACAGTAATAGTCCCGTGCGCACCCCGGAGGCCACCCATGACACAGCCAGTTAGCGGCTCTCAGGGCGTAGACATACCAGAGGACCTGCAGCCACAGTTTGAGCGATTAGGCCGCCAGCTCAGGAGCGGTGAACAGGTGGTGTACATCTCGACGGACTGGTATATCGGACTCATCGAACGAGTCGGGGTGGCCGAGCGCGCTCTCCGTGACGCCGAGACACGGGGATGGGAACAGGCAAAGAATGTCGCTATAGATATGTGCATCAATGAGCGGCTGGGCGACAGCGGAGACGACGCCTTCATTACTGGCTACAACGAAGCCTTGGACGATATGAAGGCTAATCTACGCGCGCTGTCCCGTCCGTCTCAGGGCCCAGAGGAGGGGCAGTAGCATGAGCAAATTTCAATTCCTTGAAGCGTTCGGGCCACTGGCTATGTACGTCATTGGGGTATTAGTTGGGTTTTATGGCGGACGAGACTACGAGCGGAAGAATCCGTCCGGGCCAGCACAGGAGGAGACCCAGTGATAGGAATACACAATCATTGTGTCCGTGTTGCGTACCCTTCAGGAGAGACGAAATGAGCGAATGGCTGAATATTCAAGAAATAGAACCGGAGAAGGACGGCGAGTACATCATAGCGTTCTTCAACGAGGGAGATGGTCCGCATTCATGCTGTGCGGATTGGCACGATGGAGAGTGGTGGGAGAACGGAGGGAGCGATAACAATTACGGTCACCTGGCTATCACCCACTGGATGCCCATACCAGACCCACCGCGTGCTTCCTGACTGTCCCTGGGGCCACGACAAGGAGAGATGATGCGAGAGCAAAAGTGCAGACATTGCTGGGGTCGGATCGAGCAGGATGGGGCCGGAAGGTGGTTCGACCTAAGCGGGGCATTCACACGTTATGACTGCTTGGACAGCCCAGCGACCGGTCATAGGCCTATGGAACGCGAGAGCTGGGAGCCTAAACCTGAGCATGCCTGATTGCATTTGGGGCCACGACTCCGCCTCAGTCTGCTACGTCTGTTTGGGGTGCCGGGAGTGCAAAACGTGTCGGTGCGGGATAGTCCTTATCCTTTGGGTGTCAAGCGGTTAGTAGCTCGGGTACCACTTGACTGCTGCGGGGTCGTAGGTCATAACCAACTGCTTACTCACCACAGCCGTTGTAGCAATGGCAATGTTGCCCGCGTTGGTCGTAGTCCACAGCCCATCAGGGATCAGCGTGACGGTGCAGCCGAATCCCGTCGTCGTGCAGCCGAATGGCGGCGTGATCGTAACAATCGGCGTAGTGCCGGTTACGTGGAAGATGCCGGAGCCTGTTGGTGCAATCGTGGTTGCGGATGCGATGGCGGTCCCAATAGCCTGATAGGAGAGATGGCTCGTGGGTGCGAATCCTGCGAACAGCCCAGACCCAAGCGTGTTGCTAGCGTAGAACCCGACGCCGCCAGAATTGTTGGTCTGCAAGAGCAGGTTGGAGTCCACGTTGCGCCAGCCTGTGAAGACGCGGGTCGCATATTGCCAGAGACTATCGGATGCTGTTCCGTTGCCGAGCTGATTGACCCCGTTCGCCGTCGTGTTGATTGACTGAGGATAGATGCCGGTGGGGATCGAATAATCAGAGTGCCCAGAACCGTCGCAGTCGTACGCCCCGAACGTTCCCAGGTTGAAGAAGAAGTTAGCCGAGTTACGAACCGACATCGGCCCGCTGACGTTCACAAACTGCGAATACCCGCCAGCGCTCTGTGCATTAGCGCAAGAGTGTCCCATGACTGTGAGATTCGCGGACGGGCTGACATAGAAGTCCTCAGCGCCGCCGTAGCTAGCGTTCCAGAAGCTTTTCGCGCCGAATACCCGACACGTGCCTTCGCAGTCGAACCCATACCCGCCGCCCGAATCCATGTTGATGTCGTAGAACGAATCCTTGCCGGAATCGAGGATTCCGATGGGTTGGCCCGAGTAGTAGTGGGGCGCATCCCACTTCGCCGAGTTAGCAGTTCCGGCGTTGATGGCCGCCGTTCGCCCTACTCCCTGCACGACAACGCGCTCAAACTCTGAATCGGTCGTCCCGCTGGCGAACCCGTAGGCCGCCGGAGCTAGATCGGGGATGACGACATAAACCGTACCGGAGCAACCCGCGAACCCCGCGACAGTAAAGCCGGTCAGCGTAAAGGGTCCGGTACCCGAAGCGATCGGGGTAATTGTGCCCATCGTGGTGCAGGGAAATTTGGTTCCTGCTCCGTTGCCATTTAAGTAGACTGCGGGGTTGGCGTAAACATAGGAGCCGCCTGTAACGAGGGTGACAACCGGCACTCCGCCCGTTATGACCGCTGTGGCAGTCCCCCAGTTAGCCGGGGCTGATCCCGCGCCAATCAGGAATACATCGTTCACGCTCATTTGAAAGTTACAATTGACAGAGCAAGTCGGCACGCCTACCTGTATCCAGTGATCCGTGCTGGTGAAGTTCTTCAGGCCGATGTGCTCTATTCTGCTTACCTTCACTGCGTTCGCTTCGATGCCTGCTTGCGCAAGGTTGTTCCCGTCTAACGTGAACCCTCTGAGGGTCCAGTTCCCTAGCTGACCCGAGGCCGCTGCTGGAACGGAGATCATCACGCCCATCGCAGTAAGGGCGGTGATCGATGTCATGTCATTCGCTTGCTGGCCGAATCCCATACCAGGCCCGATGATCGAAACACACTGGTGGATGTTGGTGCAGACAAGCGGGACATTGGTCGCATAGCCGTGGTTTCCTAGATATAGCGTCGCGAGAGAATTGTTGGCGACTGCTGAGGCGAAGGCAGTTTGCAGCGCGCAGTCGTACTGGGTCGTGTAGCCCGTCCCGCCTACGGTGCAGGATGCCGGAAAGCCATCCGCATAGAAGACACTTCCGAACTGTGGCGCACTGATCGGGCCGGCGAACGCCTGCGTGCTGGTGCTGGACTTATCCGCCGCGTTCGTGACCAGGCTTGCCGGCAGCGGATCGCACTGCTCCTTTAGGCGATGGTGGATGCCGTAATCCATCACATAAAATGTCAGCACGCCTGCCGGTCCGACAATGTTCTGCCCGTTGCAGGTTTCCCACGCCCCGCCGTTCGCCATGCTGACCAGCGTGGTGTTGTGGTCGAGCGAGACATGGATAGGCTGACCGACGATCGGATTGGTCACTCCTGAGATTGACGTCGGTGAGCCATTGGTGAAATAGAAATAATTGTTACCAGCGATGTTCGGGCTGGTACCGCTCACTACTGTGCCCAGCACCTCAAACGGCGATCTATCTGCATCTGCGGATAGAATCGCCTTCCATTGATCGGTTACCCAAGAATTTCTGCCAATCTCATCTGTCCCGGCGCCCGCGGCGGTGCGGTCAAAACCAGTTCCATCGCAGACGTTCACGTTGGAACAACGTACTCCTGCCCCGGTCGGTGTCATGAACCCGGTTCGAAAGCTCGTTCCAAGGGTGGGGTTGTCATAGATGTTGATGTTGGAGTACTGGCCGCCGCCCGCTGAATTGTCGACCAGGTCATCACAAAATCCATTCGCGGTGACAGACGCCTGGTTGGTGCAGCCCTGAGAGATCACGCCCTGATCGGCAAGCAGGGCTCCATCGCTATTCAAGAAGCTGTGGAGCGCATTACCTTCAGCGCGAAAGTGCGAGATGCGCGCGTTCCCTGATTCGGTGGGATGGCAGATGCCCATCTCGTCGATCTGCTCGAACACATTATCCGCGGTGTTGGTGCCGCCGCCCATCACCACGCCGCACACGTGGCCCAGTTCGCTAGCCCCGGTTCCTTGGCTTCCCGGCACGATGAAGCTGCCATAGGTTTCCGTATTGTGATACCGTCCGTCCGCGGTGTTCCACTCCACTCCGCCGTGGAGCCCGTCCGTGCTGGGGAAGTAGGTCCCCGAGGTGTTGGTAGTCGGCACCGTGGCCGTTGTGAGAGAAGCCCCGGTGTCGGTCAGGCTGTTGGTCGCGGTCACGAGATACCCGGTCTCGGCGCCCGCTGAGGTTCCCCGGTAGACTCGGTATCCGCTTGCTCCCGTTACTGCTGGCCAACTGAGCCCAACGCTGCTCGTCGTGCCAGTCGTGGTCGCACTCACCTCGGGTGCTGCAGTCGTCTCGCCCGTCAGCCCTGCCACATCTGTCCGCGCCGTTACCTTATAGAAGTAGGTCCCGGCCGCCAGAGTTCCACCTGTCGTGGATGGGGAGACGGAGGGCGTTGTCGGGGCAGGGATCGACAGTTGGCCGCGGTCCGTGCGGTACCACATCAGCCCGCTATAAGAGTGCAGATCCCAGAATTCAGAGTCCTGCCCGCTTGCATTGACGCCGATGCTTCCGGTGTACGCTGCGCGCAGATTCTTTCCTGTGGCATGGCCTAGGGCAACCAGGATGCCGCCCTGCTGCGGTCCAGCATTGACGTAGCTGTGTGAATCGCCGGGAGCATTCGAGCACCCACCCTGTCCGCAGCCGTATGCCTGGATGTTCTCGATATCGCCGCCATCCATCGTGTCGGTGACGGTCGTTCCGTCAGAGCAGGCCGAAGTATAAGGGGAGATCGCCTGAAAGATATAGACGTTGTTATACGTTCCGACAAAGGTAGTTCCGCCGACCGGAGAAGAGGATCCAAGGCCGCCGCCGAGCCCTGCGGTGCCCCCCGGGACGCCGAGCACGTGCACGCCCGGCCCCACCGTCAGCGTCAGTTGATTCGCAGATCCCGTGTGCCATTGGCCCGGCGGGATAAAGGTCGTGGACTCCTGATGGTGATTCTGTGCCCAGCAGCTCGCGTCATTCATGGTCTGCTGCAAAGCCAGCGGGGAATTGCTGGCCAGAGTGACGACCGTGTTATTGCCGTCGATCTTCTCTGTCCGCGGACGGCGTGGGTCGAAGAAGCCGCGGCTGGGATCTTCCTGCCACGCGACGGTACAGACTTGCGGAGAGCCTGAGCACGACACGCCCATGTCGGCAAGACCGACGACCGTGCCGTCATTCCTGCCCACGGCAAACTGGTCTGGAGTGATCGATACATTCCCGTTGCCGTTTCCTCCGTTGTTGACGCTGCCACCACCGCCCGGCTGATTGATCTGGCCTTGTGCGCCCAACGTAAAAAGGCCAGCCAATAGGCCAGCCAGCAGAATCTTCATTGTCTCTCCGGGTAAGTACGTGAAATGGGTGCATCACTCCCCGCTTTGGGGGATTCAGCTTAAGACTGGCGGTGCGTCACAGTGATGAAATGAGATTCGTTTCCGTTCTGCTACTGCTGTCGCTCGCGGCATATGGGCAGAATGTGCGCCGACCGATAAGGTTCACCTGCCAATGTCAAGACACGGTAGGCTCGCTATTCGGAGCTGCATTTCGAGATGCCCTAGCGACCAGCCCGAGGTACAGGCAAGCGGATAGGGGAAATCTTTGGGTCACCGTGATTTCGATAGATCCTGATGATGACGGCGCTGAGAGATATGGTCAGCAGCATTCCGCGCTGAGCATAGTGGCTGGAAGCGCATCGAGCGATTACATACTCCACCACATCAAAGTGTGCGGCGTAAACGTAGTGGACCAGTGCGCCAGATCGGTCCTCGCCGATATAGACAGTTGGAGATAGAACTTAGGTAATCTACCGTCCAGTGGCGCTAAGGGGTAGCATTCTACTCAGCACGGAGCGCACACCTTGACTACCATCCTGTTCTTTCTGGCTGTTTTCGGCGGCACCCTTATTTGGTGCATTGGTCAGAGCATTGCGTATGGCCGCTCCGTACGCCGCTGGCAGCGCTCGGTCCGCCAACGCCCCGGAATGGTAGAGCGCAGAGGACGCGCCGCTTAAGAATGGCGTGGATGTGGCAAGAGGAATGGCCGTTGCCCCAACCAGCGTAGCCGCAGCGCCATCTCCTGCAAGCAAATGTCTCAACTCCGCGCTACTAGCCGCTTTTACCAGAGTCCCGAAGATCGATGGGCTTTTCTCTGCGTTGGCATTCTGAAGTTTGCTCGCCTGCTTCAGGTTCTGGTAGCTGCGGTTCGGCTCTATGACTTCCGGCGCCTTCTTGTCCAGAATGTCCCCCAGCGAAGATGACAGGAGCTGCTTCACTTCGTTGATGTTGGCATCCGAAGGGTTGCGCCAGTTCGTGTTCTTATCGAGCATCATCTTCTGCTCCCATAGCTGGGAGGGCGTCAGATGTCCCTGGGTGGCGAGGTCCATCAATCTCTGCTGCTGACTATTGACCTGGTTGACGAGATCATCGCTCCCACCAAGCGCGGAGGCTGCTTTCTTCGCTCCCTCGAACACGTGGGCAGTCCCATTGCGCAGTTCATCTGGGGAGATCGTCTCGCCGCGCGCATCGGCGCTCTTGTAGGCATCACCGATTTGCGGGCCGACTTGGTTGTAGAGTGCATCATCGATCTTGTCGGCCAGTCCCTGTTTAGTGAAGGCCATCCCCGAAGTATTCTCCAACACCCCCTCAGCAGGGTTTGCGCCGAACTGAAGGTTCTTGGCCTTTGCCTTCAGGACGAATTTGTTCATCATGTTTTCGCCGGTGCTGCGCAGCGCATCCCCCGCAGGCGTGGCACCTTGCTCTCCGCGCGCACCTAGCTTCATCGAGGCGAGCAATTGAGCTGCAGGGCTGAGCACATCGCCAGCCATCCCAGCGTAATCACTGTTTCGGTAGTCGGACGCGATCGAGTGGGTGTTGAAGCCGCCTAGCCCCGCCACTTGACTACCCGCATCAGCCGCGAGATGTGGAGAGGTGGCAAGCTGAACTGCCGGATGTGTCGCAGCATCGTTGGCGAACCCTTGGACCACGCCGCCGCTCTTGCCTAAGCCCGTGGGGTTGCCATAGGACATATTGCGCATCATGTCCAGCAGGCCACTCGGCGATGGTAGGTTAGCTCCGGCCGCATAGAGGAAGCGAGACGCGGCGCTCGGCGTCTGCTGCATGCCCTCTGGTACCGGAGGGCCGCTCGGCGCATGATCCGGTACCATGCCGCTGGCCAGCGCCTCTTTATACCTTCCGTTGGGAATCGTGTATCGCTCACCCGTCCCGGCATGCTTCATGTCCACAGCGAGCTGCAGGCCGGACTTTAGCGCGTCGGGCATGTTCTCCATGGGAATGTCATATGCTTCCCCGGTGCCGTTGATCATCGGGATTGTTGCCGGCGTGCTCATCGATTCCTCTTGAACTGCGCGAATGGGTCACTGCCTGACTGGCTTGGAGCCGGAGGAGCAGCATTCCGTGCAGGCGGCGCATAGGCACCAGGCCGACTGAGCATCTGCTGAACCTGGCCTGCCAGCGCACGATCCTGTTGCAGGAGTTGACGGTTTACCGCCTCGCTATTCGCTGCGTTAGGCTGGTTTCCGTGAATCGTTGCCCGGAGCGCGTCTGTGGCGGCCCCGCCGTTGCCGGTGTACTTCTTGAAGGACGAGCCAAATTCGTTCATCTGCTTGAGGCCGCCGATCAACTTAGCGCCTTCTGGGGAAAGTCCGGACTGCAAGGCAGAGTTGATCAACTGGCCGGCAGCACCGGGTTCCTTCTCCATCGCATCCATCGTTCTGGCAATGATGGCGTGCTGCGTCGGATCGCGAAGAACCGCCAGATTATCTTCGACGTTCTTATTGGCGGACAGATACGTCTGGGCTCCGATCCGATCACCTTGGAGCGTCATCGTCTGGCCTTCCGGCATCTTCGGGGCACCGGTAGCAAGCGCCTGCGCATTCGAAATGGTCGTCGGATTACCCGCAGCGTCCATTCCCGGAAACGGCGTGTTCGCAGCATTTGCCTTCGCGCGTACCCACGGAGTCAGCATGTTATTCGAACGCATCGGCTGGCCATTCTTATCCAGAACGGGGCGGACTTCACCCGTGATCTTGTTCTCCTGCTGCTGATAGCCGTTCGCATCCTTGATCTGCCATGCACTGGGGCTCATCCCTGCAGCGGTCGTCAGCGTCTTGACCAAGCGGGGATCTACCTGCGTGCCCCGCGGCAGCCTCATGATGTCGGCAATATTGTCATCAAGGTCAATCGGCTGCTTCTGATTCAGCGCCGACCCAACCTGCAGCATCGTGTTGATGTCTTTGCGCCGCGCTGTCGTCTGCCCGGGGAAGTGCTCGGCTACCTCGCCCGGGATAGGTAGCTGCTCGTTCTCATACTGGTTCTGAGCGTAAGACTGCTTCTCGTTCGCAAGCTGCTGCTGGTGCAAGCCGATGAGGCTGGAGGTCTCTGCCGCAGACTGCGAGATTTGCTGCTGCCGTTGGTTCTGCGCGATGACATTCTGCTGCTTGTCATAATCGGTCGGAAGGCCGACATGCTGCAATAAGCCCTGGCCTGCTCCATAAAAGAAGTTAGTCAGGAATCGGCGAACAGGGCTGCCCTGATCCGGTCCCGCCTGCGGCACCGGTTGCGGAGGAGTCTGCGCGATCTGCTGCAGATGCTGCTGGATCTGGCTGACTTGTGACGGATCGGTCTGCGGAGGGCCTACGTTCGGAGTCGCCATATCACCATCCCATGCTTCCGCCGCCGGCACTCATGCCCGGGGCGTTGATGCCACTGAAGGATGGGGCTCCGCCAGAGAAGGAGCCGGGGAGCATACTGGCTGCGCCATTTCCATTCAGCGAAGCAAAGGAGCCGACGCCACCCATCGCGCCACTCAGCCCGCTCAGCGCAGATCCCAGTCCTCCGGTAAGGCCCGCACCCGCTGCGCCGCCGAGGCCCATTCCAAGTCCGCGAGAGAAGTTACCCATGAACCCGTTGTTGGACGCCTGCACATACTGGCTCAGCGCGTTGTTGGCGCCCTGCCCGAATGTCCCGACACTCCCACCCAAGGTCTGAGCATTGCCCGACAGGATAGAAGACGCATTGAACTGATTGTTCAGTGCCTGCTGCGAGTTTTGCAGTTGGACCGTGTTCAGCGAGTTCGACAGGTCCGAGGCCTTGGCACCGTAGAGCCCAGCCAAAGTTCCTGCCGTCGCTCCACCGCCCGGCGTCTGGCTGCCGTTGATCCCGCGGGCGTTCAGAGCATTTCGCACTGAAGTACCAGCCTGGTTGTACTTCTGCGCGTTCTGATTGATCGCCTGGCTGTTCATCGTCGCCATCTGTTGTGGCGTGAATCCCTGATTGCCGGAGAGATATCCAGATAGATGGCCCTTGAGGTCATTCAGCGTGCCCATCTGGGAAGTGAACGCCTGATTCTGCAGATCATTCTGCGAGTTGAGTTGATTCTTTGCTGTTCCTGCACCCGGACCGCCCACTAGATCACCCCCTCATCAATTTTCATCTTGAAGACTCGCGATTTCACTTCTACGAAGCTGTCCTGCTCCTCGGCAAACCTGGCGATCGATGGCTCCGAAGCGACAAACCAAATCTCTCCATAGCCAAGCTTTCGGCTCTCCCACTCCACAATGTCCGTCATCTTTCGCAGAGCGAGTGCAATCTGCCCCGCAGTTGCTGCTGGATTGGGAGCGAGTGAGTCCATCACGAACACCGGATGCACCGGCATCATGACGTGGGGATAGCGGCCGTCCTTCCCATCAGCCACCAGCACTTCAGTAGACGGATAGGACAGCATCGCTTCGTCCAGGTCGTTCTTCTCCCGATTCGCCGCAATCCATTCCAGGAAAAGCTGCGGCTCACTCAGGTTGGGTTTGATCTTGCGGATGGAGCAGCGGCGTCTCATTGCGCGTTGAACCCCCGCACCCGAACCGGCGAGAATGGAATGCCGGATGGTGTCTTTCCTGCTCCGGACGACTGACCCGATGCAGTGGTGCTGAACGCCACCAATCCCGCATAGATAGGCTCTGCGTTGTAGGTCTGCTGCGCCTGCAACGCAGCATTGGTCGTCGCCTGCGAAGCCCCTGGACTGACCGCAATGCGAGGACTTCCAACATCCCCAGGGCCGAAGCTCAGGCCGCTGGTGTTGTTCACGTTCCAGTAGACGGAGAAGAGGTACTGCGTCCCCGGTTGTAAATTTCCGATCGTCTGTGCACCCTTGGGCACTGTGAAACTCGTCTTATCCGCCCGCTTGACGACAATCGGCACACTCGAGTTGGTCCCATCCCAGAACACCGTGATGCTGGTCGAAGAGGCGATAAAGCCCAACGATCCAGAGAGCACGAAGGGAGACAGATTGCCTTTCGCCTGAACTGCAGAGAGAGGATTGATCTGCCCGGTAGGGGTCACGGCCGTACTCGAGGGAAGCACGAACTTCGACTTGGAAAATACCGGCGTGGCGCTCTTTTGCTTCGGATACGACCCCTCAAGCCTGCGTAGTCTGCTCGTCACGTCGCTGTTGCTTACTGCCCACGCGCTCAGGTTCATATGTCCACCTGCCAAGCCAGAGCCATGGAAAACACTGTCCACGGTGTCTGGCTTGCATTGAATCCAAACTTCATCGCCGCCCGGTTGGCAGATTGCATATCGCGCGTCGCTCGATAAACCTTCTTCACCAGAGCCGTTCCAGGAACCTGATAGGAAGGGTCTGTCGATCCGGCAAGCTGATCTCTCCAGTTGGCGTTGACGTAGGTCGGATCTTCATCGATCAGCAGAGAGATGGAATCCAGCAGCCTCGGGCCCGTCTCGAACTCTGTCTGCTTGGGCGTTCCCACTTCCTGCCGGTTGCGGTTGGTCGCATCCGCACCGGTCGAACAGGAGGTTAGGTTGGTGACCAACTGCTCCGAGTACTGCTGGTTATCGTCCAGATACCCGGGAGCATCGGCATTCATGGCACAGATAAACCCATCAGTGAAGCCCATGAAGAGCTGGACCACTCCAGGAGTAAGCTCTCCGGAAGCGATGCAGCATGCATTCTGGACAGTCCAGGGGACGTTCCACACATCCATATCCAGGTCGAATAGATAGAGTTTTGTATTTGCAGGGTCGAAGCAATAAATCCAGTTGAAGCTGTCCTGCACATGCATCCCGACATACGACTGCGTTGGATCGACCGTTGCCAGGTCAGGGCGAATGGGGATGCCGATTTCCCCGCCGCTTCCCGTCCACAGTTGGCGCGATCGATCCTGCCATACCACGTCGCTGCCAATCGACTGGATTGCCGTGATGCCCCGCACGCCGCGCTGCTTCAATAGGAGTCCGGTGCGAAAGGTATCGAGCGTGTCTCCGGTCTTCTGCCAGAACTGCGAGGTAAGTCCGATGCCGAGTTGATTGGGCGTCTCTCCTAATCCCATTACCCGCTCGGGCCATTGGTCGAAGTTTCCATCCTGTCCTGCCGGCCAAGCCTCTTCCGCTACCCCGTTGGCAATCTCTTCCGCACCAGAGAAGTATGTTGTTCCACCAGCAAAGCCCCAGATGCGGTTGTTCCAGAAGACGAATCCCATACAGGGAGTCGGCGGGCTGTTTCTCAGCAGTGCCGGCCCAACCTGCAATTGCAGATTGATGTCTGCGATGTCATCGCTGTACGTCCCGCTGGTATTCGCCAGAGGCGAAGCATTTACCAGTTGCATCACGTCTGGCGCCTGACTTCCTCCATCCGTTGTGCGGTAAATGTTGATCCCATTCACCTGCGCGTCAGTCGAAGCCACATAGCTTGTGGTTACGATTTGCCCGGTGAAGATCCCCGATGACAGGCTGAGCGGACTCATGTTCGACTCATGCCCATACTGCGTCACGTAGGTATATCCATAGAAATACCCGGTGAAGGCCGAGATACCTCCGCCATTGATCTGCACCGTTGGCGCCGAAGTATATCCAGTGCCAGGGCTGGTGATGGTGATGCTGGTCACTGCCGTACCTGAGACGACAGCCGTTGCTGAAGCTCCTGCCCCGCCACCGCCGGAGAAGGTAATCAGCGGAGGGCTGGCCGGGTTGTAGCCGGACCCGCCGTTCGTGACGGTCACGGTAGCGACACCGGAAGGTGCGAGCGTTGCTGTAGCTGCGGCCTGTGTTCCGCCTACAGGAGGAGCTCCAATCACAACGGTCGGAGGAGAGACATATCCTGATCCCGGAGCCGTCAGCGTGATCGTGATCGATGAGCCAGATAGGCTAGCACTCGCTGTAGCGCCAGAGCCGCCGCCCCCAGTGAGCGTAACGGTAGGGGCAGAGACATAGCCGGATCCGGCATTCGTAACAATGATGCTGGCGACGACTGCCCCGAGCGTGGAAAACGCGGTAGCTCCGGTGGCACCGGTGAAGGCCAACGTGGGCGCCGACGCTGGAGGGTTAGTCCCCCATTTGGTGACCGTGGTTCCGTCATACTTCAACATCTCCACGCCGTTACCGAAGAAGAGCAGGTTGCGGCTGACAACGAAGTCGAATGGCTGCGGATTGCCTGCGCTGGTATGGATCAGGACGGGATCAAGATCCGTGCCCCATTTTGTTTTGAAGACGTAGCTGTTAGTACCGTCTGTCGTCGACTGGATGAGGAAGAAGGTTCCATCCCACCTCTCCCACGTCTTAATCCGCTTGATCGTCCCATTGGATACCGCACTGCGGAGAAGGCGGAAGTTGAATCCCGGGCGCTTTCTGAGCATTCCATCGGACAGGATCAGAGCATTCTGACTTCCCGGCACAAAGTGGGCAGAGGTATCGATCACCGAGGTATACGACTTGTACGGAAGGATCGGTCGATCGATGCCCGAGTACTGCAGTTGGCGTGTGCCCATCTATCGGGATTCCTCAGTGTTACCTGCGCAGTCGTCGCACTTCTTCAGGATTCCACCCCTGTATCGGTCGTCGGGGCACTTGATCAACTTATCCGAATCTTTCTCGTGCACGTCCCTGTGGTGGCCACAGCGAAGGTAAAGCATGTCAACGATCGGCATAAGGCTCCTCAGTTGTGCTTCGCAAGCACATAGATAGTCGCCGCGGTGCTGATACCGCACCCGAAAGTGCACGATATGTTGTAGGGAATCGTGGTCGTGGTTAAAGCACCAGCCACCTGAATAGATAAGTACGGTCCAGGCCCACCACCTCCAACGGGAAGGAAGCCTGTCGCATTGACCGTCAGCGTGGGCGTGTAATTTGTATCCGGCATCGCGGTCGCGAGCGTGATAGTTCCATTGCACTGACTGTCTGTACTAGCGGGGGCAGAGCAGCCAGCCACATTGAAGCTCTCAATGATTGAGGATGATCCCGCGCAGTTGGCATTGCCATTCGCTGCTATACCCGTGGCGTAGCCGGAAGAGCATTGCGTCGGAGTTCCTGCGAGAGCCGTGGCTGTCGTTGCCGTAGTTGCTGTAGCGGCATTGCCAGTGATGCTGATATTCCACGTTCCGGTGGCGCCCGTACCTGTTATCGAAGGCGGTGTGAATCCGAGAGCCGTGGTGACGTCTCCACTGGTCAGCGTCACTCCCCCGGTCCGCGTGTTGAAGCTCGTCACCCCAGTATTGACGCCGCAGGTTGTTGCGTCCACATAGTTGGTGCCGTTGCCGCAGAGGACGTGATTATTCGGCGCTGCACTGTTCAACTGATAGCCAGTATTGCTGTTGATTCTCCCCGTTGAACTCAAGGACGGAACCGGCTGCACCAGGTTGCCCCAGTTGCCCAGATCCAGTCGCAGATACGTGCTATCCCCGGTAGGAGTGTTGACGATCGGTACTGAGTTGATCGGTGTCAGCGTGTCCAGCGTCGATGATCCCGAGGGCACCTTGTAGCTTCCGAGGGAGGTCACCTGGCCGTTAGATACCAGGTTGAAGGTGTAGAAGCTCAGCGGGTTGATTAAAACGCCCTGGCCGCAATCGAGAATCGAGTTGCTATAGAGCGTGACCGTAACCACTCCGCCAGTGGTCGGGAAGAAGGTCCGTGACTTCTCACCAATGTTCCCAGTGCCAGGGACTCTTGGGCTTCCGCAGTTCTGCAGATCCACCCGCACGCTCGCCCCGGTAGGTTGGGACGCGCCGCCACCGAGCTGCTTTAGGTTTACGGTAACGGTAGAATTTTGCGCGTAGCCAGCAGCAGAGCACGCCAAGAGACAGCCCAGCAGCCAATGCCTCAAAAGGCACCCCAGACATAGCTGTATCCCTGATTTGTATTCCAAATGCCAATCGGGTCCGCAGGAAACATGGTGTCGATCGCTCCCGCATCCTCATCCATCGCCATAGCCTTCATCCCGCCCATAAACACGGCGAGCTGCCCGCTGTAGGACATCAGCCCATCCGTCGAGTAAGAGACCGTTCCGGCTCGCGGATCTTCATCCAGACCCCAGAGCTTGTAGAGAATCCCGTCATGAGCCACCTGCACATACTCATCAGGGAACCACGGCACCTGATCCAGGCTCAGCACCGGGTCAAGAAACGGTTGATACTGCAATCTCATTTCGAATATCGATGGAGCCGGAGCCGAAATAGCAGACTCGAGCCGGATCATCTTCAGGTCCGGTTCATACGAGATGGACTGGATATTGCTGTAGCTCCTCGGATTCAGGCTTACCGTCTGTGTCTTCACTACGTCATAGTCAATGTTCTGATTCGGCGTGATGTCGGTCTGCCATACCGCTCCACGGGTCAGCCGATATAGATCGGTAGGCGCCGCATAGTCCTGTACCCCATCGACCATCGGGATAGTCGCAGGCGTGGTCACCGGTGTATTGACCAGGGTGAACCTCCACGGGAAGAAGCGGTACATCGCCGTGGAGATCATCTGGACGATATCCACGTCCGCGTTACCGAACTGCCCGCGCTTATCTCCCGTCACGCGCGCCATCTCGAATATGCGCGACCAGGTAAAGGTGGACGCCTGCGACCCTAGGCCGGACATTTAGGCGATCTTCCAGGAAGGCTGGGAGTGGGTCGCTTCGGGATGCTTGATCATCGTCGCGCTGGTCCATGCATCCAGCTTCGCCGCGGTCAGGTCGGGCAGAAGATTCAGGTTCACCCCGCTCTTCGTCTGCTCCTCCGTCGCCTTAATCGGCCCAAACTCGTAAGGACAGCGAACGCATGTCCCACGAATGAATCCATCCGAGCAGACCTGGCCGACGAAGGTGTGACGTTCATCCGGACGCTGATGCTTGCACGCTGCGATCTGCTGGCGCTTCTCTTCCGCAGTCCGGCGGGACTCTTCCGCTCTCGCTTTGGCGGAGACCACCCGGCGTCTCTGCTCGTCCTCGAGCTTCTTCTGCTCGAGTTCGGAGGGCTTCTTCATCTCCGTAACCAGCGTGGTCATCATCGCGGTGACCTGCTCCGGCGTCATGCCCGATGGCTCAGCTTTCTTCGCTGGACCACGCGGCCGGCCGCCCTTGCGCTTCGGTGTCTCTGGAACTTCCATCTCTTCGCTCATCTGCTCTCCTTAATGAATCAAGGTGTGCCAGTTCTTTGACCTGCTGGAATCGCCAAACTCTTTGATCGCCTCGGCATAGCCCACATGCCCCTGCTGAATCAGCCTCGCCAAAACCGTTCTCCAGCCGCGCATCTCTCCTGCGAATACCGATCGCGTTGCTTCACATTCTTTGTGCTCATCCCAGTACTTCTCTTCCTTGGTGAAGCGCACGCTGAACTCGGGGCATATCTCCCGTTCCATCCCCATCAGGAAACGCAGACCCTTGTGCGAAGGTGTGTCCATGTTCGAAACGCCATAGCGGAGATAGATCCCTGTCCGCGATGGCTCTGCCTTGGACACCTCGAAATGGAAATTACTATTTAGCTTGCGTAACTTCGCCCGGACATCCTCACCGCGCATCATCCGGCCCATCTGCGCCTGCATCTCTGTGGTCGGACGGTCACCATCCGCAGCAATGGCATGCTCGCGCTTCTCGGTCACCTCGGCAGAAATGGCCTGCTGCCGCTCCTGCTGGGCTTCCTGCTTATCTTCCGCGGCGTGCTGCTTCTGTTTCTCTTCGTCTAGGCCGAGCATGTGACCCTCGGATCTAGTTCGCTAAGCTGGAGACCGCATTCCAAGCAACGCCACCGGACGATGAGGCAGGGATCGTCCACATGGGCATTTTCGAAGAAGCGCATGCTTGACTGTCCGCAATGAGCGCAAGACACCGGAGAGATGGCTTCAACGAAGGACTTCTCCGCGATCTCCGCACGCCTCTGTTCCTCGCGGAAAGCGCTCTCCTTCGCCTCTCTATTCGGACAGACGTTGTCGTGCTCAAAGTCAAACGGCATGGATCCTCCAAAGAAAAGCGGAGACCGATAAACGGCCTCCGCAAGATAGACAGCAGAGAGAACTACGACAGGTACGAGCCCGCCGTCGCCTGGCAGACGATCCAGACATTGATGGTGGCGAAAGAAGGAGTGGTTCCCCCGACTGTCGCTAGGATGCGAACGTTGCTGTAGACCACCGGAGCATTCAGTGCCACCGCGGCGCCCGTGGTGATGATCGCTCCTTCGGATGCCGCCTGATTGACGGATACCTGCGGAGTGAACACCAGGGAGCGCTGACCAGCGGCGGTGACCTGAGCAAACTTCGCGAAGGTGTACCAGGTCACGCCGTTGTTGGGGGAGTGCTGAAATGCCACATCCAGCGTCGGCGTGGTGCCCGTAGCAGCGCCCACGTCGAGGATGAAGTTGTATGCATCCGCAACCTGCAACTGGAAAGAGTTGCCGGTCAGGGTTGCGGTTGTCGCTGCGGTAGCCGACAGCGGATTGAGGATGCGAGGTCCGGTCAGGGAGGCTGGCATTTACAGAACCCCCAGCGCGAACTCATCCAAAAATGCCACGTTGCTGGCATTTGAGGTTCCGAAGATACCGGTTGCGCACAAAGGCTGCTTGCCGAGGCTCAAATCTACCGTCTGTGCAGTCAGAGCCGTCAGAGACTGGAGCGTGTTCGTGCTGCCACCAGAGCTCGATGCGGAACCGCTCAGGAGCTTGGACGTCGGGTCATACACCAGAGTCATGTCCACGATGTAGTCTCCGAGCAGGTTGTAAGTCTGCGCAGTTGCCGTGAATAGAGTGGTGTTGTTTCCCGTGGTCGTGGAGCTACCAATCTGCACCGCGATCCCGAAGGTTCCGGAGGTGCCAGCAGAGACCCTACCGGCAAGCCGCAAGCTCCACTGCTGTGCCTGGAGAGGCCATTTGGTGTTCGTGCCCACGTTGAAGTTGTCCACTTCCGTTTCGGGAAGATAGACCACCGAAGCCTTGAGCGGAACACTCGAAGCCTGCGCATTCGCAGTCACTGAGTCCTGCGTGAGGAAGACGGATGCGGCAGTCGGGTTGGCCAGAGGAGCGGCCAGCTTCGAGCCGTAGATGTGATTCACGTTCGGCATAGTCTGCTCCTTTCCTTAGACCAGCGAGGCGTCCGCTTGAATGATGCGGATACGGTTGGAGTCGAGTGTCTTGGCTGCGAAGACGTAGCGGTAACTCACGAAGCCACCGATGGTTCCAGTCGGATCCCATCCGCCAGGGCCGCCGGGAACGATGTTGACCCGGAAGCGCTCATTGCTCGGATCGGTAATCCGACTCGGTCCCTTGCCGGCCAGATCCACAATCCCTACCGCTTCATTCGCGAAGATGTAGGTGTTGTAGAGCTGGGATGGTGCCGTGCCGGTGACCGATACGTTGGTGGACTCCATGAGGCGGACGCCGCCGACCATGCCGACTTCGCCATTCATCACTTCGCCCTTCAGCACCGCCGGACCCTGCGTGTACTTCATCAAGTCGATGAAGCCGCCGGCCGTGTTGTCCACGGTCAGGTCGTAGGTGATGAACGGGTGAATCACTCCACGCAGGTAGCCATCCGGGAACGGCCGCGCGTTTATGCCGCGGAGCCGTGCATTCTGTGCCCGGAAGTCGATTGCGCTGATGTTGTTGCCGGCGGTCGGGAAGAGAGCTGACGTGTTGCTGTCGATCTCCTGCCGGATGATGGTGTCGACCGAACCCGCACCGCGATAGCTAAGCTCTTCCACCATGCGCGTCTGCACATCGGAGATGTCCGTCTCCTTGAGCAGTGTAGAAGTCGACATGAAGTCGCCATACTCTTCGACGGTGGCGCGAATCGTGGTCGAGGCTTCCGGTACCGGTGACGGAATGAATCCTTCCGCAGCGGGTGCCGTGTTGAAGCTAGGCAGGCCGATACGGTAGAACTGAATCGTTTTGCCCGAGTTGAGGGGCATGGGACGGTCATTGCAGCACTGCGCGAAATAGAACTTCGCCATGAGCTGCGTAAGGGCGGTTCGGTCGTAATAGACCGTTGCCTGATGCTGTAGTGAGGGAGTCTGTGTAGTACTCCCCGGCGGGGCGTAACCCATGGGTGTCTCTCCAGTCGATTTCCAAAAAGTGACGGTGCTGCTATCGCTTCTCGGTCAATCGAGGGACACCCAATGTGACCACCCGAGACACATTCAGCTTGAGGCTGAAGGTGTCATGCACGTTTGGCCTTGAGAGCCGCATATGCATGGGTCGCTAGTGCGATACAACCATATTGATATTGCTAAGTCAACATCAAAATGTTCTTTTCTGTGCCAACGCCGCAAGATCGGTAATTGGCATCTTCCACAGATCCTCTTCCGAAGGTCCAGAGGATCCTTGCGGTGACTGTCCACTAGGAATGCTCGGCGGAGGTTGCGGACGGTTCCACTGTTGGCCGCGAGGTGGCACGCTGACCTGCTCATAGGCTCCGGTGCTCTTGAGGTAGTGATGAGCCATGGCTAGCGTCTGTGGAGTCTCCGAGATGCCCTGCTGCTGAAGGATTTCCGTCAGGACGCGGCTGTTGTGCTCGGAGGGCGCGAAGTCGGGATTCTCGGCCATGAACTGATTGGCCACGATGCGCCCCTGGATATCCTGCTGGCTCATGTGCATCTGGGTGTACGCCTGCTTCATCTGCGCAGCGTTATCAAAGCCCATGTTCCGCGCAGTGATATCGGCGATCATCTGCTCTGCCGGATCAACCTGCGGGGGTGCGGGCTGCTGCTGAGTAGGTGGAGGCTGCCGTGCCTGGTCCAGTTCAGACTTGAGCCGCTTGCCGTACACATGCGTCTGCGCAGACGAGTGTGCCAGCTTTTCGACCAGCTCGTCGGGAGTGCCGAGAAACACTTCTCCGGTATTCAGCCGGACTTCGATCTTGCCTTCGCCGGCATCTCTCCGCTCAAAGAGCGCTGGTGGTTCAGCCGGCGGTGGGGCTGAACTGGGTGGTGGTGCCTGCTGTGGGTCCTGCGGTGTCTGGTCTGCCGGATTGGGCATGGTCGTTGCCATGTTTGGTCATCTCCTCTGCGTAGTTCCTGTAGTTGCTGCTCATCTCTGTCACGCGATGTTCGAGAAAAACGCGGATCTTCTTCCACTCCTGAAAGCGGACGAACTTGTCACGCTTCATCTCGATCGTCTCTCCCGGTTCGCTCTCGAGAATAGAAGATTCAGCCTGTTCGACTTGCTCATCCAGGCCGCTTTGCATGTCCTTCCATGCAGCGCTTCTCTCAAAGGCGATATAGGAAGATGCCAGATTGACCGCTGCTAGAGTCTCTTTCGCCTCGGTCGCAGCCTGCTCATGCTGTGCTGCGCTGATACCGACATCGCCGATCATTGAATCCTGCTCGCCTGCTGACCATAGAGAGGATCAGCCGCCACCATGCCCAGCCCTGGAGTCTGCGGAGACGGCAATCCCGGTGCTGCTACCGAGGTATCGATCGGCGCGTTCGCTTCTCCCTGTTTCGGCCATTGCGCCATCTGCGAGATAAATGGATGCGCAGCCTGGTTGAAGGCATAAGCATCGGCCGCCTGCTGTTGCGTCATGCCTCCCTTGGCGATCTTCTCGTTATTGTCCTGCCAGTCGGCCATCAGGTTCGCCTGCTGCTCCATCGTGAGGTGCTGTGCCGTCTTACCCTGCTGCTGCATCTGCTGCATATCGTTCACCCCAAGATGGCCATAGGTGCCATGCCCGGCCTGTTCTTGGTTGAACTGCACACTTGGGTCACGTGATAGCTGGTAGCTGTGCGTCAGTTCATGATGCTGCACATACGGCGTCAACAGGTCCGGCCGATAGACGTTGATGGTCGACGGATTGGCCGGGTCCACTGCAGCTACTGCCTGCGTCCCGTTGAAGCTCTTTGGTGCCTGTTGCTGCATCGTGACCTTAGGCAACTGCCCGCGGAACATCTCCGGCTCATCCTGAAACTGCTTCAACTCCGCTGCCGGTACCTGCTTTTGGTAATGCGGGAACTTGTCCATCAGCTTAGTCGCCAGGTCGATCGGGTCCGCCGCGGCATACTCTGGATACTTCGCCTGCAGTGTAGCGATCAGGTCCTTAAGCGCCGGCACTCAGCAGCCCCAAAGGATCGTGCATCTTGATTCCCAGCAGTTGCTTGATTTCGGGATCCTCGATCAGCTTCACCAGGGCAGCGATCAGCTTCGTCTCGTTACTCTCGCTGTGCATGCCCTGCTGTGCCTGCAGTCTCTGGCCTTGCACCGCAAGCTTCTCCTGCATCGGCATCTGCGCCCGCTGCTGCATCGCCTGCTGCTCCTGTGGGGTCATGGGACGGAACAAAGCGGTAAAGGGCACGTTATAGGTGTCGCAGAACAACTGCGTCAGGCTCTTCACATCCGGAACCGTCATCTGCTGCTCGGCCATCTGCTGGGTCAACTGCGGGTTCATGATGTACTGCGAGAGAACCATCATGCCGCCATTCTGCAGCCCTGCGCGCGCCTTCATTCGGCTCCCGGCGTTGAGGTTCCAATCCACATCCGCATTCAGGATGTTGATCGGGTCGAACTGCAACTCCTGTCCAGCCGGGCCGACAATGGAGATAAGCACCTGCGGGTCGATGAACTTCTTATTCAGCCCGGCCATGATCTGCAGCAGCGGCTGAAAGAACCCGTCTTCGGTCAGCGTGACCTGGTAGTGAACCCGGGTCGACGTCGCCGCGGTCTGCGTGTTGATTCCCGTTGCTGTGCGGTTTGCGCTGTTCCCGCCTGATGTCGGAGTGCCCAGTGAGGCAAGGTCGGTGACGCCGGTATCTTTCTGGCTGCGCTGGTCGAGTTGGTCCAGTTCAATGAACGCCTGCTGCGTGACGTTGCCCATCTGCAGGCGGGTCACGTCCTCGAGTGGCTTGTCCGCATCCCATACGGCGCCCGGACGCATCCGCAACTGCCCACGACCGAACACCATGCCACGCTTCTTGACGATCGGCGCATGGAGGATCAGGTTCAATTCGTCGATACGAGCATTCAGGATCGCGATCGCGGCGGCCTGGTTGCTGTCGAGGATGTCGCAGATGCCCTGCCCATAGAACCGGCCCGGGACGTCGGCATAGCACGCGCTCAGGTAAGGGTGGACGTTGTACTCGTTCGAGGTGTTATAGATCGCCTTTTTCCGGCTGATCACCCATACTGCCCGGCTCGGCGTTGTGTAGCAGAGCAGCTCCATCCGGGCATTCTGCGGATCCACTGACTGGTCCTGCGTCGGTACCCAATTGCCGCCACGGTAGGACTCCGTGGTCTGCTTGGTCATGTCCCCCATGGAGTAGAAGTTGGAGTTCGCCAACTGCATCAACTCCGCATCGTCGGGAATCTTCATCCCCTGCATCCCGCGCAACTTCTGCATGTCTCCAACACTCACCAGTCGGCGCTTGACAGTGAATTGCGCATCCTGCGGGTTCGGGCTCGAGCAGTTGGGATCGATGTAGAAGTCGCGCAGATCGATGAACCGGAGCACCGGCTGCGAAATCCTGCGGGGTACCTCCTGCTGCTCGAGGAAATCGATCATGCGGCCGGTTGGGACTCTTGCCTTCATGCCCAATACGTTCGAGTCCGCCATCTCAGGGCCCTGCTTACGCATCCAGAGCTGCGTCTTGATCAGAGCCTCTTCCCAGCCAAACTCCGCAACCCCGTTGCCATAGATCAGGGTCGACTTATATACCTGCTGGAATATGCTTCTGAGGCTGTTGAACTTGTTGACTGAGCCATCAAGGTTCTTCAACTGATACTGGATGAGCTGCTTGAACATCAGCGCCTGCTCGATCGTGGTCCCCGGCCGCGATGGCAGGCACTCAAGGTCGAGTTCGCCCTGGAATATGGCCGAGATGACCTGCGGCAGCAGCGATTCAATCTGCTGTAGCGCCAGATGGACCTGAAGACTCGCCCTGGGGATCTGCGTGCCTTCCCAGTATTTCGTCTGGGTGAACGCCAGATACGTCTGGTCCGCATTGCGCCAGCGCCAGTCGTGATTCTGCAGCCGGAAGCTGTCCGCATTGCTGAAGTCGCGCAGAACGATGCTCAGCGCCTGATCATCGGTCCACACTCCTCCGGTTGGGAGAATTGCGTTGGACCACGTCGGTGCCTGCGGAGAGTTCGGCTGGGGCTTGGACCCGTCGACCAGTTCGACTCTTCCGTTGCCGACGTTCGCGGTCATCTCAGCCATCTACTTTGGCCTCAAAGCGCACGCATCCGAATTCTGGTCTGGTCCAAAATGAGTCTCCAATGAAGGCCTCTCCAATCAGCTTGACCGCTGCCATCTCGTCATCATCAACGCTGGACAGGTGCTCATAGATGTTCACGAGTTCGCACCTGCCAAATGATTTCTCCTCGACGAAACGCGACCAGTGCTTGCAATCTTTGCAGTGTTCCATCACATCCCTGTCAGTAGATTCACTGTTGCCGTCTCATCCATGCCACGCGGCCCAAAAGCCGCATCAGCCATCAACTTTTTGTAGTCTCGCCGCGGCGCCATATCGTCATCCTCGCCAAAATTGCGTCCCATCACGTCCGAAACAGCTCCATCGCGCTCCAACATGATGTCCACGCAGCAATCGAGAATGTCATCGTGCTTGTACTTTGGAAATCCCTTGATTTCCGCCAAAATATGTGACTTTGAACCTAAATCTTCCGCAAACCGTATCCCAGAGTTCGCAAACCACGGCTGCAGGCCCCGAATCTTCTGCTTTTTCGACTGCTGGTTGTCTCTCGACTCGGCAACGATGGGCAGCCACTTGTTCCTACGGCTCTGTTCGCGCATCAGGAAGGGAAGAAGCGTTCTTGCATGCGCTTCCTTCTCCATCTTGAGCTTGGTCAGTCGGGGATATCGGTCGAAAACTTGAAAAATCCATTCAATAACGGTGAAGACGTCGACCCGCCCGTGCCATAGATCGATAATGTCCAGCCGACCATCGGCGTGAAACCCACCAACGGCCAGGGCCGAGTAATCGTTATCCAGCCCGAGTGCCCCAGTATCCATTCCGGCGAGGTCCAGAGCGGCACATAAGCTATACCTTGGTTGGAGCTCACTGATGATGCGCCGCGGTACCCACTTGATTTGCCCTTCATCCGTGATCAGACCCTCTCCGACGACGATCGGCTTCATCAGGTATTGCGGGAAGAGTACAGATGGCCCCGCATTTTCTGACATCTCGATATCTTTGAGCGCCTGATAGCCCATCCGCTCCGGCCACAGAAACGGGCCCTTCGGATCCGGCCAGTTCGGCGCCGCGGAGCGCTCGATGATCTCGTACTCGGGCTGCATGCCCTGCTCTTTGCGCTTTGCCTCAGTCGCGATGATGGAACCGTACAAATCGGAGTAGTCGTATCTTGTGCCTGCTACATCCACCCATCCATGAGGTATCTCTCCCTCATTCGTCTCGAGCAGCGGCGTCATCATGCCGAAGTGATACTTCACATCTTCAATCTGCCCCGGAGTCCTGCAGTTCTCTTTGTCCACCAAGTCATCGTTTTTGATGACGTCGTAGTGGCCGCCTGAGAGCACCTTTCCCACCGTCGCGATGCGGCAACTAGGCTCTTTGCGCATCAATTGCCGGCAGGGAAGCGTGAACTGCTCCGAGTTTCCAAAGGTATCAACTTTACCTTCCGGTGGGCACCACTCGGGGAACAGGAACCGCAGCCGCTCATTCTTGACGAAATGCCCTTTGATCGCACTCAGGAAGCTCTTCGCCTGCTCCTCAATGCCGGAAGATATGAGAATGCGGATGTCTGGGTAGTTCAGCAGCCACTGGATCGTATGAGCTTCCGTGATCACCGTTGTCTTCAAGTGACCGCGGGGATAGAGGTAGAGCTTCTTGCGGAGCCCCTTTAGACCCCAGAGTGATACCGTCGCGTGGCCAAGCAGCTTCCGCAGCCCAAACGCGGCATTAAGGTCATGCTTTGTCTCATGTGGCTCATCCCAGCCGGGGAACTTCTGCAGCGCATCCAGAATTGGGCCATGCACCCGCTGCGAGACGTCTTTGTGCCCCAGCACCGTGTTGCACAGGTACAGCAGATCGGTCCGCGCTAGCTGTCGGCCCTTCTTCCATCCTGCCAGAAACGCCGGTATTTGCTCCGCCGACAACCCCATCTGCGAGGCCGCAGACTTTTGGAAGGCCATCTGCTATGCGCGCCGCTCCGTCTCGCATTCCTGCAGGCATCGCTTACACACATAATTAGGATTAGCCATGGGATCAGAGACGGGATCTAGGTAAACGACTAAAGCCTTACAGCATTGGCTCTGAATAGATGGTTCCGACTTCTTGGGAATATCAGGGTTGTACGGCACGTCATTTCCCCAACTTGTAGTAAACGGTCCCCGACACCTGCACCGCAGCACTAAGGTTGATGTAAAAGCCGCCCGCCGTTCCGGTCCCCGAACCCACCGTGTACCGCTCAAATGTAGGAATGAAGTCGATCGACCCATCCGTCACCAACGGCATCGGCCCCGTCATCGCCGTTGCCGTCCCATTCTTCAGAATGAGGTTAACTGCCCCGCCAGCCACGATCGTTAGCCCATAGATCGTCAGCGGCCCCTGAGCATTCGACAGCACCAGGTTGTCACCGGCCGCCGAGATGTTCACCGGAGCCTGCCGGCAGTTCTGAACAAAATTGAGCTCTGCCACTACACGCCACCCTCTTGCGTGTAATACACGGTCAGATTCTCCGCCACCGCCGTGTCCACCCAGAACAGACCAACACCGGTCTGCCCCACAAAGTACGGCGCCCCGTCATATGGCATCACTCCAGCCGCAACCACAAACGACACCGTCGGAGCCGTCTGCAGGTTCCCAATCACCGCCCCGCCCACCGCCGAAACTACCTTCCATACCTTGTACGCACGACCAGCCACAGCCGCCAGCAGCGTAGCGCCACCAGCCCCCGGTCCTGTCCCCGTAAAGTTCAGCACCCGAAAATCGATCTTGTCAGCCATTCACCACCCCGTTCCATTCGGCGATGGACCCTTCGCCAAGGTCTGCTGCAATGCCTTCTTCTTCCGCGTAGCCGCCTGCTGCTGCGTCGCCACACTCAATTGCTGCTGCGCCACTCCAGAAGGACTCACCGTCCCCGGAACCCCACCACGCAACGGAGCACTCGCCGATCCACGAGCTCTGCCCAATGGACTCTGTGCCATCACCGCTCCTCCCGAAACCGGCTTCTCGCCATCTTTGTCTTCAGTGTTGTCCGCACAGCACGCATCCTGCTCAATCGGCATCCCATGCCACTTGCACCACTGGTCCCGACCAATCGAGTCCGGCACCCGCATCTTCTGCTCGCCGTACTCACATCTCCGGCAACTCCACCCCAGCGGATTGCTTGTCACCCCAAAGCGGATCGTCGCATCGTCATACCTACCCTGCGGACAGCGCTCTTCCTCAACATCCCCCGCCCGCTTCCGATCCCACTTCCCGCAACTAGAGAGATGAGGCTTCGCAATCACCTTCGTCTTGCGAATCAAACACTCCGCACCCAACACCACAAATTTGTTGCAAGGCGATGACTTCGGCTGTCCCGCACCACGGCCGCCACATAAGTACCCCGCACCAGGATCCACCGTCGCCGGATTACCGCAGGTAGAATCAGCGTAATCCGCAAACGCCACCGCAGACTTCCGCACCACCTCAAACTGCACTTCCTGCTCCGCCGTCAATGAACCCAGCGGCACAGCAAAGAAGCCATCCTTATCCAGCGGCAAATGCAATATCGGTCGTTCAGTCATGAGCAGACAACCGACATAGCCGCCTCCCATTCCCTACAGTTCATAAAATTTTGGAGCGGGCTAGTCATCATCCTTTAGCCAAGCCTGATACACGTCGTGCTCCATCGCCATCCGGCAGAAGTTCGTCCAACCCAGCGTCTCCGCCATCCCCGCATATGTCGAGCTATATCGAATCCCGCCATCCTTCCGGCGACACAGCACAACCACATGCTCCACGTCGTCCAAACCCTCCATCATCCGAATCAACAAATCAGTCGGCGTCTCTGGTTTGTCCGAAGTCACTTTTCAAACCTCATAAAATTTCACTCAGGGTCAGGCTCCTGTACCCACCCCCGGCAGGGGTGACTCGACCCATACCCCTCTATGGGACTCCCACCATCGTTTCGTCTCCGCCCCGCGAGACAAGAAGGCCAGGCGAGCCGCCATCGCAGTAGAGCAGAGTGAACAGGTCAGCGTGGCGGATGCCCTTGGCTCGGCAATGCAGGCGAAAGAGTGACTATATCGCCAACTTGATGATACTCATTCACGCAGAATCAACGACTTAGCATGAGTAGACCTACTCTATCATCGGCAATAGGTCTACTTCTGCGGGCTTCGGCAGCTCACCGAACAGCCCTTCCAGGCCGGCCGGAACGTTGATCTGGACCGCGATCGCAGTCGAGTCAGACTTGAAGATGCCCACTGCGGTGTCTTTACCCAGCAATTCAGCCGATTTGCAGGCTCTATCCTTGCCAAGTACAACATTCTCAACGAGTAAGCCTCGAACGATATCGGCTCTGTCTTCGGGCTTGAACTGTCTTCCTATGCTTCTGAAGCGTTCCGCGCCGCTCGCAAGCTGATTTATGACGGCTTTTGGGATCGCTTGTGCGCCTCTTGAAGCTCTTGCTTTGCTGTATCCGCCCTCTTGCATTGCCTCACTGATTGAGCGCCCTTTTTTCAAGGCGTCTGCAACCTGTTGATGGCGTTCAGCTTCTTTGGCCTGATCTCTTTTGCGTCCCACATTCAGTCCAACGTTTGCATGTGTCATGGGCTTGTGTTGTTCGGTCAGGCTGAAAGCTTGGGCTTCGCTTCGCTGCACCCAATCGGTAGGAGTGCTTTCTTATGTAGCACGGGATTGCCGGTTTTCTTGCGGTTTTCTTCGGGTATTGCCGTAAGCCGTTGGTTCATTTGGATAGGTAGCCTGCGAATTGTCTTGACACGCAACTTACCGCTTGTTCACTTACAGGTAGATGGCTCATGCGGCTGGCTTAGACCTTCGCAGCGCTGCAATGGCTGGCCTGAGATTCACTGCTCGTCCCCATCCTGATCGAGGATCACGTAATGCATCGTGCAGCCCCGGTATTTGATGTCCAGATCAGGCTTAGCTTCAGTCGGCACGTTGTAGGTGTAGTCCGGGTCGCACCAGCCGTAGATGTCGATGTGCTGCGGGTTCAGCGCAATGTCTGTGATGGTCCCATGGAAGAAATGGACCTTCACCTTCTGCGGCGCCGCGGTGGACTTCTCAACCGTTGGCTTTGCCAGAGACGCAGCGAGCAGCAGTATCCCTACCATGCGTGCACCCGAAGCACATGCATCCATACCTCAACATCGGTAGCGGCGCTGTTCTTGCCGTCGTACTGAAGCTGCATGTTGAGGATGTTCTTTGCCCACGGCTTCGATTGCTGATCGGTCGCAGACTTCTCAATGGGGTAGTAAGTCCCATCGAAGAAGACGCCATGATAGGTGATCGTCTTGTCCGCGTTCAGCGTGACGTAATTGCGTGTCGTATGCAGCACATTGGCCGCGCGCTGTGACGGGTCGATTGCAATGCCAGTCGGGGTCCAGTGGCCGTTGATGGTGATCTCTTCGCCACCGTTGATCGATTGCTGCATCGCCATATCTTCAACGCTGCCATCACCCAGCGTCTTTTCGAGGTCTGTTTCTGCTTGGCCAACACCCGACCAGTCTCCCGCTGCCTCGACCTTTTCAAAGCAGAAGTTGCTGAATGCCGTCGCATCGTCCAACACGTGAACGTGGTAAATCTCTCCACCCTTGCCCGTGAGCGTCATCTTGAACTGGCGGACCACAGAGCCATCGGGCGCCGCGAACGGGTAAACCGTGGTGCCAACGCTGTCACCAGGTGTACCGGCATCGTGATTCATCTTCCACGGCGTCACTGCAGGAAGCAGGTCAATCGTGGTCGCAGTCGCAGGAATTACCGGCTCATTTGTAGCCGGTGGGACGACTGGAGGCACCGGCGGCACAACAGGCGGGGGCGGCACAACAGGAGGCGGAGTAGGCGGTACGACCGTCAGCGAATACTGCGTGCCATCGGTCCAGGTCATAACATTGCCCATCGGGAATCTCCTATTTCGGTGTGAGTTGCCGTACTAAGTCCGAGGCAATAAAGTGCCAGCCCAGCCACGCATAGACCATCCAGCGCACCGGCATCGGGATGAATGCCTTGATGATCTGCGTAATCGTGACCAGGTGTGGAGAGAAGACGCCAAGCATCTCGAAGGCGAACATGACGCCGAACAGCGCAAACATCACAATCAGGTCCCAGCGATCAATCCCGGCAAATAAGCTCATCACCGGCCCCTATTTCCAATCAGCCAGATAATCGGCCCCAGCCCAATGATGAACGGCAGAGAGCACATGCAGATGACGACCAGCAGATTCCAGCCTGTCAGCGCTTCGTATGGAGAACAGTTCATGGCGTCCTCTTGTTCACGACACGCCCACGGCAGATGCGAAAGAAGTAGCGCCACTCTCCACACGGCCGGCAGGAGGTCCAGTGCCCCGTGTCCGGGAACTTGCGCTTCGGCGAGTCGTTGTATGTCTGCACTCCACCGCATACCTCGCAAAACATCAGCGTCACCCGCACACCATTGCGCAGGTCCGGCGTGATGGAGGTGACCGTGTTCATTGCCCACCGTTATTCGTTGCTGAGATTCCAGGAAGCTTGATACTCGAGACACCAGGCATCGCAAGAATCTGCTTCACCGCTTCAATCCCTGCCGGCACACCGATAAACCCAAGCATGATGGTCGAGAACATCCCGAGCACGGAGAAGGGAATGTCGACATGCTCGATGCTGGCCTTGAATGCCCAGTTGAACAGGAACACCAGGCCGTAATTCCACGACATCAGCGCAACCACCATCCAACAGAATGCCCCGCGTACCATGCCAAGGTAATGATCCGATTGCGCTTCCTTGTTACTCTCAATCTCCTGCGCCTCGGCTGCTAGTTCCGCCTTCTGCAGATCCAACTGCACATCCAACGCATGCGCTTGCAGTGCCAGCTTGTCCTGCGGGTTGGGAATGAAGCTCAGCGCTTTATCCAGCAGGGTCGACACAGCACCCAAGGGAGATGCACTGCCGGCCACACCCACGATCGCGTCAAGTACGCTCATGCCGTCTCCAGAGTGAAAAGAGTGTCGTGATGGGCCCGGTATATCGCAATGCAGTTCTTTGCCCTGTCAGGATCCGTCGACCACGACCTACTGACCATGGTCACGAATTCCTCGGGATCGGCCGCATGCAGGGCCGAGTTGTAGTTGGGATAATTCGTCGCCAGCCGCGTCAACAGAGCCATGCGCGCTTCAAATGCTTCCATCGCAGTCGGGAAAACCACGAAGTCTGCCCTCATTCCACGCGGCTTTCCGTTCTCATATTCGGTAGTCGGCATCCGCACGCTGGTAAAGATCGGAGAATGCGATTGCTTCTGACCAAAGATGTTCCGATAGCGCAGGTACAGCGTGCTTGTTCCCCAGCCGGTTTCAATCACTGCCTCACATGCCGCCATCTCGGGAAAGATGTGCTTGGCTACTCTGGCTGCATCCGCAAAGGCTTTGAGTTGTTCCAGTTGCGCTTGGGTAGCCATAGTCAATGCTTCGCGGCGAACTTGAGGAATTCCCAGATGATGAAGAGCATGGTCGGCACAGCCAACATGAGCAGGGCCACAACTCCCATCGCCCCATAAATCCAGCGGTTGATTTTTGGTGTGTCCTGAACCGTGCTCTTAATCGAGGCGATTTCCTCTTGAAGGGCGTCCACTTTCTTATCAATCTTGTGGAGCAAGCCCGAATCCCCCGAATTGTCCCCAACGACGGTGAAAAGCTTCTGTTCCAAAGCGTTAATGCGGCCGTCCAAAAGATGAACTTTGCCATCCGTGGCGTCGATCTTGTTTCCGAGCGCATGACGACGCTCCCGGTTTTCGGCATGCTTTGCGTCAAAGTCTGCCTTGAGATCATCCCAGCGCTGCTTGGCCGCTTCCTGACCTTCGCGGATCAACTCCATGACCTGCTCGAGGGTAGGAGAGGGGCGCGGCGTCATCGCGCTTCAACAAACAGGCTGGCCTCGTATGCAAGCAGCCGACTCTGCCATTCGGCGCCGGCCGTTCCGGCAGGGGGATCGAATCTCAGCCCATGGACTTCCGAATATGGCAGCGGCTCTCTGTCTTTTGCCTGCTGTACACGGGCCGAAATTGATTCTGCAAGCGTCAGATCGCGGACAGATACGCCGACCTCAACCCACGCACAGGCGCAATTTTCGACAGCTTTGCGAGCCTGATTGAATCTCAGGCGAAAGCCACGGCTCAGATTGATGACGCGGGGGTCTTTATAGACAGGAAGGTCTTTTGGCATAACTGGGAGGTCGGAGGAATGTCGGCCCTCGATGCCGCTCACCGCGCAAACCTAAGAGGTCGGCGGCAAGAGCGGCTGTTTGGGAGGCCGCGGGCTCCGAAGGCTATCTCAGAACAGGGATAGGGCGGGGAACTGAACGATAAATACCTGATAAACCCGAAGATAGCAACAGAAAACTAGGAGCTTTTCTCGCTCGGCGCCGTGATGCCTTCCCGATCTGCCCACTGCGTAATCGCCACGCAGACCGCTGCCGCCTCAGTGAGCCCGTGTTTCTTCGCCAGCTGCTTCAACAGATCAGCATGACTGGTGGGGAGTTCGATGTTCTTGCGGACCCGGCCTTCTCTACGTCTCTCTGCCATGAATTGATTCTACCCCCAAAATCATGTCAATTTAACTGGAGTTGTACATGAAACTCATGTACAGTTCCCGTTACGGTCATTGTATCCCTTCCGCTTCAGCCAGGCGGTGAATGGCGATGCGGATGACATTGGTCGTGTCAACGCCCAGTTTCTTGGACAGCTTGGCCAGTAGCTTTTCCTGCGCCGGGCTCAGGCGTATCGCTTTGATTTTTTTCATGGTTCCCGAAAGCGTAAGTGATTCTCTGTACGCATCTTGTGCATACAGCAGGCAACAATTCACACAAAATTTGCACAACCGGAAGGAAAGAAAGGTAACCAGATGAACGTGAGCGGGGGTAACGTTGGCGCAGCAATTCCACACACCATTGGGCATATCGATTGTCCAGCGTGTCAAGGGGCCAGAAACGTGTATCTCTGTCCAATCTCCTCAACAATGCTCTTTCCTGCCGCTGCGACGGCGTATCTAAACATGCGTACGATGCAAGGCGGTCGCTACATCGAACGCAACACAGAAAAGAACTACCGCAACTATGCTCGATCGCTTGGCCTGTTCTTTGGCAATCTTCCGCTGGAGAAGATCCACCTCGGCCACATCCGTCAATACCAGCAGGCCCGGGTTACCGGAGCTCCGCCCTTCATCCGCTCACGGCGTCCTCACGAAGCGCCCGGACCCTGCCCGACCAAAGCCCAGCATGTGAATCAGGAAGTGTGCATGCTCCGAGCCATCATGCGCCGGGCCGAAGCCTGGACCGCTGAGCTGGAAGAGAATTACGAAGAACTGCTGGAGCAGGAGCTGGAAATCCCCCGGGCGTTGTCTCCAGAGGAGCAGCAGCTCTGGATCGATACCGCCCGCAGGCAGACCCGCTGGCATGTCGCCTACTGCTATTCCCTCATCGCCTTCGATACGACGATGAGCACGAACGAGATGCGGTCGTTACGGCTAGGGGACATCAACCTGCACCACCAGACCGTCAACATCCCGTGGTCCGGGTCCAAGAACCGCTACCGTCATCGTGCGGTCCCGCTCGAGAGTGCCGATTGTCTGTGGGCCATGCAGCAGCTTTTGGATAGGGCGAGAGGTATGGGTGCTCATGATCCGCAGCACTTCCTCTTTCCCTTCATCAGAGGCCACGTCCCCGACTTGAGACGGCCGATGACTGTCCAGGGGCTCAAGAAGCTGTGGCAGGAGGTCAGAGAGGCCACCGAGCTGCGGCATTTCAGAATGTATGACACTCGGCACACGGCGATTACAAGGATGGCTGAGGCTGGAGTTCCCATTGCAGTGATCATGGCTAAGGCCGGTCATATCTCGCCCAAGATGACGCAGCACTATACCCAGATCAGCGCGCAGATGCAGAGACGCTGGGCGAGGCATATGGAGGAGATCAAGAAGCAGCCGGTGCCGGATTGGACGCATGAGCGGCGGAGGGCGATGGCATGATGAGAATTCGTCTTTTCATTTGGCAGGCGGTTCACGACATCGCAGTCACTGTGTTGAATTGGAGCTATGGACATCTGGAAAGGTTCCCGCCTGGCGCTCATACATACGGCCATTTTGGCTGCGGGGCTTGTGCCAGGTTGACACGACCCCACAACTGAGTCATTCTCAAGGCTCGATCGGGGTAGTGCCCCGAGATTCCACCGTTTAGAGAAGGAACAGCGGCCCGCCCACAATAAGGCGGGCTGTTACTTTTGATTTTTCTCCACAGAGAATATTTCCTTGCATCAGCTTTGAATTAGGGTATGTTCATTTGGCAGGCGTTGAGCGAGTCTAGCCAGCCTTGAGCGATATCCCGAACCGGGTTGAACAATTCACTCCGGAGCGTTAGGTCGGGAGTTCGAATCTCTCCGGGCGCACCAGATCCCCTCAATGCACAATCGATAGACCGCCAGATACTCGTTCTACGCAACTGATTGCGGAACGATCTTCTCAGACCTGACCTATGTCATGAACTGAGGAAGCTTTCTGAGCGGCCGTCCTAGCACCGAAAGGTGCCCCTCCCCGAAGAAGGGACGGTTGTGTGACTTACTCCGAACAGCTCGCAGACAGACTAGCCAGCGGCCTCGCTGACCCTACCTACAGCGAACGCTCAGCCCTCATCTACAGATCCCTCCGCAACAGCCTGCAGACCATGCTGGAGCGCGAGAGTGTGGTTCACGTTGAACCCATCGCCGAGCCCACGACACGCGAGATTGTCACCGTCACGCTGGTCTTTATCGTGGTCTTCGCGCTGGCGATGGTTGCCGTGGCTGGAGGTGCCCAGTGAGCCCACGCTATCAAGCACAAGCCGAACCAGCCCGCCTCTACGACACCCTGCTCGACAAAACCACCCTGCACCCAACCTTTGAGAGTGCCGTGGATCGCGCCTACACCTTGAACGCTTTCAGCACGGGGGCCGCCCATGTCCGCTAACTTACCCGCTGGTGTCACCGACCGCGACATAGACAACCTCTGCGCAGAGCCGGGAGACGAGACGATCTCCTGCGCCTACTGCGAAAACTTCCTCAACAAGCACGACACCGACACCTACCGCGAGGACTGCGGGGACTACTACTGCACCGATAGCGCTCAGAAGTGCTGGCAGCAGCATCAGAAGTTCCGCTTCCGTGGCGCGCTGACGTCGGAGATCATTCCACTCGTCAAGGAACTGCGCGACCGGCTCTATCTCGTGGCCGACGCTCACGACCAGGACGACTGTGATTCGGTTGCAGCGCTGCTTGCCGCCCATGACTGGATTGAAGAAGAGGCGGAAGGGCGTAGATCGACGTTCCGGACTGGCGTCACGCTTGCGCAGCACGAATACACCTACATGGAGATCGAGCTTGCCGGCTTGGCAGCCTCGCTGGAATCCGATCGCCGTGTAGCAGAGCGTGAGGATCATAGCGGATGGCAAGTCGCGCTCAGGACTCAGGACTGCGTACGGTTGGGACGCATACGCCAGATCCTTGATAACTCCTTCTGCGCCTCCCGCGGGGATCTTCCCAAGTGGAATGTGATGGCGCCGGACTGGAGCCGCCTGTCGAAGATGGGGCCGCAGTCATATGTAACGAAAGCGGTGGCGGCATGAGCCAGATCAAAGGCTTTGGCCGCGCCCTCTACAGCGGCCACTACCAGAGTTCCTTAGGCCACGTCCTGCACGAGACGCATAACACTGTCCTGTTTCTTGAGGATGGCTACAGGACGCCGTTCTGGACCAGCAAAGCGTATGTCATTCGCTTTCCGGTAACTATCGGAGAGTTGGCCACACGTGTCTGAGCGAACGAACTGGACAGAGATCATGCTATCCGCCTTGTTTCTTGGATGTGCCTTCGTTGGATTACTCATTCTCTGTGCTCATCATGGAGGCCGCTGATGCAAACCTCTGATTCCATAAAGAACCTCGCTGCTTCCCTTCTGCTAGCGCAGGCCGAATTTACCGGCGTGCTGAAGGACAAGACCAACCCTCACTTCAAGTCCAAGTATGCGGACCTTCAGGCCGCCATCTCTGCCACCGAAGAGCCGCTGCGCAAGCATGGCCTGCTGGTAATCCAGACGCCTCAAGGATGTGTGGCTACGCAGTCAGCTACGGTCGTGACCCGCCTACTGCACTCCTCGGGTGAATGGATCCAGGATTCGCTGGAGATGCCGGCAGGGAATACGAACCGCTTCGATGCGCAAACAGTCGGATCGGCTATCACCTACGCTCGCCGGTATTCCTATCTCGGCATCCTTGGGATAGCACCAGAGGATGACGATGGCAACGTAGCCTCGGGTCATGCGGGGCCGCAGGCAGTCAAGGCTCCCCTGCCGTCATTCCGGCCGTCACCTGCACCCGTTCCCATGCGTGAGCCGGGGGACGACGACGAGGTTCCGCTCTTTGATGAAGAAGGAAACCTAGTTGAGCATCCGGCTGCAGTTCATAGCCGCGAAAGGAAGCAGGCCGCGCAGGAAGCTACAGACGTTCCCTCGGTGAAACCTGCTTCGGGTCCACGGATCAATGAGGCTCAGGGTAAGCGTTTCATAGCCATCGCCAAGGCCAATAGCAAGTCGTGGGACCAGATCAATGCAGCACTGAAGTCTATCGGCGTGGAGAAGGCTTTCGAGATACCCCGCGACCAGTACGACGTATTCATTGAATGGGCTGGCGGCAAAAATGAAGGGCGGCGGGCATGATCTCAACCGCCCCGCCTCTCTCCCAATCCAGGCATGAACGCTTGGCGTGTCCTGCGAGTTACGTCTACTCCGAGGTCTACGACTACAAGTCACCGGATAACGAAGATTCCTCGCTGGGCAACGAAGTGCACGCGCTGCTGTTCAACTGGGCCTCCCATAACTGGCGTGAGAAGTCAGACGTTACGGATCAGATCCACCTTGAGCATTTGATGACTTGCGCCAGCCATGAAGCTCAGGAAATTGCCCGCCACTTCCTCGATAACTTCACGCTCAACTTCCGCCACATCGCTGATCTTGAAAAGCACCTCACCGGCGGGGATGATCTAGAGGGAACGCCGGACGTCATCCTGAATGAAGGCTCTGGCAACTACCGCATCATCGATTACAAGAACTACCACCGCATCATCGATGCGACAACGTTTCAATCCAAGCTTTACCCGGTACTGGTCTTTCTCTGCTATCCCGACGCCAAGCGGGTGGAGTTCACCCTCGCCTTTACCCGCTATGGATGCGTGCGCACAGCAGCCTATACACGTGAGGACATGCCTCGCCTCATGGAGTTAGTTGACGCTTCGCGCAAGCGGCAGTTGGAGATCCACGACAATCCTCACGTCTACGAGTCGCAGGCTATTCCAGGTTCGCAGTGCATTCACTGTCCCTTGCTCAGGATGCGGGAGTGCCCGATTGAAGGCCGCAACCCGATGGAGATGAACCCATCAGAGCGACTGGCTTGGCAGCAGTACCTCAAACAGGCTGCCAGAGCCAATGACCTGGTCCTGAAAGAACTGGCGATGCACGGAGATATCCAGGCACCCGGCAAGGATGGCAAGACGCTCAAGGGTGGGTTTGTGCTCAAGGAAACGAGGCAGTACCCCCTCGGCCCCGCTCTGGTGCTGCTGAATAACTGGAGGGAAGTCACTGCCGCAGAAGGAAAGCCGGACGACCTGATAGCTGATCTCCATGTCAGCCGGTCCGCATTGGCCTCGAAGCTGAAGGCGAAGAAGAGAGCCATTCTTGACCAGGCGATGGACGATATCGCCGAAGTTGAACAACGTACCGAATTTGAAATTACGGAGACGTCGTGACCACGCAACCCCCAATTATCCGAACACCAATCCGTCAGCAAATGATCGACCGTGGACTGATCCGCGTGATCGATTACAAGGACTGGATTGAAGGCGGATTTGAGAACGAGCCCGGACACGTCAAGTTAGCCCTGCGGTCCTTGAAATTCTGCATGGTCAAGCCGCAGCGCTTTCCAGAGCACTGGCTGGTTGCTCCTATGGAGGTATTTGAGGCTCCTGGACCGCATGTGCATATCGGACTGCACAACGGGTCTCCGGTCACCTTCGATATGAAGAAGGGGCAAGAGCTCAAGAAGGGCCAATTGCCGGAGATATCGGCCTTTCGCCTGGTGCTTCCGAAGGACTGTCTATGAAGTGGATTTCGGAAGAGCAGTTCGACCGAATCGAGGGCCTGCTGAAACAGGTTCTACAAAATCAACGCGAGTTCACAGAGGAGATACGAAAAATGGCAGCTACCCAGCAGGATATCGATAATGCCCTCACCACCGTCGAGACCGACCTTACCACTCTGCAGACAGATACCGCGGCTGTGCTCGCCAAGCTGCAGAGCGTGCCTCCCGGTACCCCCGCTCCCGACTTCACTCCCGAAGTAGCCAGGCTGCAGGCTCTGCACACCGCCCTGTCGGCCCTGTCCGCTTCGGAAACGGCTGCTTCAGGCGCTCCAGCGGCCTAACCAAGATCCCGGTATCCAAGGCTGCCGGGTTTTCCGTGGGGGTGGACTCACACCCTGCCCCCACGCTTTTTTACCCCTTGCATTACTTTTCCCTGGAGTTGCAGTGGCAGCTAGATGGCAGCAGTGGATGCCGTTACATATCGATCGCTTCATGGGGTCACGCTACGTTCAGGCGATGCACCCATCGGCGCAGATGGGCTATATCTCCTTGATAGCGGCTCAGTGGCAGACAGACGACTGCACCTTACCAAACGACGAAGAGGAATTAGGGATACTCTCCGGACTCTCTAAGTGGGGTATATGGCAAGAACATGCCAAGACCATTTTGCGTCATTTTTCAATCATGGATGAGGGCCGGAGGCGTAACTCCGTCTGCTTAGAGTTGTGGCTCGACGCAAAACGTGTCTTCGAAGCACGCCAGTCCTCTGCCAAGAATACAAATCGACGCCAGACCGACATTGAAAACAAGAAGCCAGCGCGGTCACCTAGCGGTCACCGTACCGCTCATCCTACGGTCACCGAGCGGTCACCGGTGCGCTCAGCCGACACACAAACAATAACAGGAACAGGAACAGATACAGGAACAGAAGAAAAGCAAGTATCGGAAGCTAAAGCTTCCTCACCCCGACCTGTCGGGGACGACAAGGCCCTCGAGGCGATTTATCGCGTGTATCCCCGCAAAGTCGGCAAGCGAGTGGCGATGAAGGCGATTGCTCGAGCGGTGCAGCACGTCAAGGCTCGAGGCATGCCTTTGCGAGATGCGCAGGTGTGGCTCTACCACCGCGTGGAAGAGTATGCCCGTTCGCCGGCAGGGCAGCACGGCGAGTTCACCCCCCACCCGGCGACTTGGATGAACCAGGGCCGCTACGACGACGATCCAGCAGAGTGGCAACGCGAGGAGAAGGCGCATGTCGGACAGAACGGAAAAGCAGGAGGCACAGAGGCAGACGCTGAAGCAGTTGCTCACCTCATTGGCTGGGGCAAGACAGGCCAAGATGCTACCCGGCACTGAGACGGCGTACGTGAGCGCGCTGATGCCCTACGACGTGCGCCATGTCGGGGAAGCGGTGCGGGAGATAGGCATGGCGCCGCGGCAGCAGTACGAGCCAGCCTTCCCCGATCTGGGCACCATCGTTGCCAAGGTCGAGTACCTGCGCGATGCCAGGAAGAACACTGCACGCTTTGTGAGCTGCGAGGAGTGCTTCTACGGCTGGAGGCAGTTACGCGATGGAGTCGTGGAGTGCGAGTGTCTGCGCAGATACCGAGCGGGCACACATGCCTACGTTCCCGATCCGACGATCACCTTCCTCGAGGAACTGGACCGCGGTGAGCAGTGGAAGCACCCGGAACGATTTATCCCGGTCACGCTCTGCTGGCAGGTAGGCCAGCGGTTGGCGAAGGCCAGGATGGATCGCGACAAAGCAGGCAACCCGATGACGCCGGAAGAGTACAGGTCGCTCAGGAAGAAACTTACGGCCGAGATGAATGCGGCGTGGGTGAAGCAGGTTGCAGATAGCAGGAAGGTGGTCGCATGAGCAAGTTAGCGGAGTTCCCGTCCGAGCCCATCGACAGGCAGCCGATGAGTAGGGCAGATAAGTTAATCGCGCTTGGATTGTTATCCGCTTCCGGTGCAGTCGCATTCTTTGCTCTGGTCGGCTTCGTCCACGTGCTGCGATGGATCGTGGCTAGATGAGGCCCCGGAAGACGGTAGCGATCTACCACCCACACCCAGGAACGGCGTCGCTGATGCGCTATGCCATCGAGATAAGCACCAGTACCAGGGTGTCTGTCGTTGCGACTGAGCAGGAGTTAGCTACGTCGGGAACAGATGGCAAGGTGTGCTGGAATAGGTCGCTTGACTGGGACGGAAAAAGGCACACCTTTTCGCAGTGGATTGAGTTCATGGACCGAGACGGCCAGATGCGGCAAAGGCTGAAGGACGGCAGCCCACATGACTCCGTGATGGAGGCGGTGAGGCTAAGCATATCTCGCAAGCGCGGTCCGAGGACGAGGAGAGAGGGTCCACGAAATAAGCCAGAGCCGGTGGAGAGCCGAGAGAAGGTGAAAGCGCTGATGAATCTAGCGATCCGGAAGAAGAGGGCGGCATGAGGGTGGACTACAGGCGGGTCCACAAGGTCAACGGCTACGACTCCAAAAGGGAAGCGCAGATGGCTTCAGACCTGCGAGTGCTCGCCAGTGCGGGCCACATTCAGGAGTTAAAGGAGCAGGTCAAGTTTGAACTTATTCCGAAGCAGGTAGGCGAGAAGTCGTGCAGCTATATCGCAGACTTTACCTACTACGAGGACGGCAAGCTGATCGTGATGGACGTAAAGGGGTTCCGCACCGAGGTCTACAAAATCAAGAAGAAGCTCATGCTGTTGGTCCACAAGATACGGATTACTGAGGCATGACTTACATCCGGTCCCGGAGATCCAAGCCCAGAAGGGGGAGGTTGCGTGGCAAAGATATGTCCGAATTGCGGGAGGCCGCGTTCCAACGTGATGGAGGAATATGCCAACACTGCTTTCTGCCCTGTGGCGAGGATACATGGGACCTCGCGCACGTTAGAGGTAAGCGAATGTGGGGTGATCGCTTGGATAACGTCCGAATCAAGCACAAGTACTGCCACCGCATCCTTGAGCACAACCCAAAAGTAGTTCCGCCTAAGCCGGAGTTGGTCAGAAACGGAGAGACGCAGCAATGAGCGACGTAGTGTATGGATTCCCTTGCGTAGATAACCCAAACGATTTCACGCCGGACCCAGAGTGCTGCACGCCGCAGGAACTAGCCGCTCACGCTGAAGCCTGCCGCCAGTGGAACGATGGCACATACCAGCGCGACCCGTCGAAGCATTGCCAGTCTACGTTCGATGGTGACGGCAAGCTGGTGATGCACGTGTCAAGGACTCCGTGGGGCATAGGCACCAGTTCGGTTGATTGGGACGATGACGAGGACGGCGAACTGGTAGAGGTTTAGCGGCTAGCTATCTCGGTTTTTGGGGTCAGAGAGAAAGAGGAGAGCAGCATATGAGCGAAGTAACGATAGAGCGGATGGTAGAGCGGTGGGGCAGTGCAGAGCGCCCACTTTTCAAGGGCAACCTGATCGACGATGACGGCTGCTATTGTGCGCAAGGCGACGTACTGCACTGCGCGGGAATCTCAGACGATGAACTGCGGAGCATGGAGCAGTTCAAGGCCGATGCGGAGACGGCGAAGCTGTTGGGCATCAGCCGTGCGCATGCGGTGCTGCTACGCAACGTGAACGACAAGGCAGACGGTGCACCGAGCGTCGTGCTGACCAACCCGGAAAAGATACTGGGCGACCATGCCCCGCTGATCCTCGCATTTTGGCATCGCCTCGACTCCATGAGCGCTAGTGAATGGGACGCTGCCAGGGACGCTGCCAGGGACGCTGCCAGGGACGCTGCCTGGGACGCTGCCTGGGACGCTGCCTGGGAC